TGCCGATCAACTGCAAGAGTTGATCGAAGGCCGAACCGGTTTGTTTCTCTCATTCTGAAAACTGGCAACGCGGGCCGTCAATCGGCGGCCCGTTCTTTTCTCTCGAAATCGAAAGGCGCGGAAATGTTTACGACACAAAAAAAAGTTTCTTCAAAGATTGAAACCGAAGTTGCGAAAATGGATTTTGAAACCGTTCGGAATGCCGTTATGCGTTACATGGCGCGAGACGGCGAAGATCGTTGGAGCATTACCGACAAGCAATGGCGAACGCTTTACATGACGTTTGACGGCTTCGGAATCATCAACGAACAGTTCGCAGCGGAACAATGCTTTGATTGGTCGCACGTTCGCGATTCGTCGGAACAGGCGTTTCGGCGGGCATGGGTTATTTTGAACGTTTGGCATATTGAAGGGATGTTGAAAAAAGCAAAATGATTCGGCTGGCGTTTGGGCGGCCCGTTTCGGCGGGCCGTTTTTTTTTCTGAATTCACAAAAAAGATTGAATTCACATTGACGGCGTGCCGATAAATGATATCATTAAAAACATAAGGCAAGGCAAACAACTTTTTGAAAGGCGCGGAAATGAAAGCTTCAAACAATCAACTTCAACAAATGGTTCATGAAATCCGGTTGTTCGCATTGGGCGAAGTTCGGGTTCGCATTCAAGGCGGCTGGATTACAGTTTTCGGAAGCGAAGTTGAAACACTTCGGGTTTTCAAATGGCGAATCGCTTACAAGCTGAATGATTCCGAAAAAGTTGCTTCCGGTTACTCGGAAAACTTGGGCGTTCACTATGTCACTTACCCGACACGGCTTCAAAACGATTTTGAAACCGAATGATTCAGGCGGCCCGGTTTGTTGCCGGGCCGATCTTTTTGTTTTTTATGGAAAGGCAAAGCAATGGCAAAGGGCAGGGATACAACGACGATTCATACGCCGGAAGGGTATTTGAAAGCCGTTGATGAAAATCTTTTGATCAAAGGCGAAAGCCGGGGCGCATTCATTCAACGCATTCTTTGGTTGCTACTCACGGAACGCTTTCAAGTTGTTCGCGACGATGAAGGCGAAATTATTGGAATCGAAAAAACGGATCGGAAACGATTAAAGAGTTATCCGGAACCGTTGACGCGGGGCCGGGCGAAAAAGGTTTGATGCGAGTTTGAACAAACGGATTTTTTAATTTGACGAAAGGGATTTCAAATGTTGATTTTATCACGATTAGCGAACGAAAGAATTTTCATCGGCGATAATGTTGAACTTGTCGTTGTGTCTGTCAAAGGCAAACGGGTTCGTCTTGGCATCAAAGCGCCGGAATCAATGAAGGTCGTTCGCGATGAACTCCGAAATACTGGCGACGATGGGCAAAACGGATTTGAAAAATGTTTGCGGGACGTTGAACTGTAAAAAACTGAAACGAAACTTTTTGAAAGGCTGGCTAAATGGCGAAAACAAAAACGCCGAAACGGGCAAAGAACAAATCGGCGTTAGATGGAATTGATATCGAATCAATCGGCCCGGTTGATCAAATACATATTCCGATTCCGGAAAACGGCGGCGTTGTCGTTTTGAAGGGGCCGAACGGGGCCGGGAAAACGAAAACGCTTGAAGCAACGGAAGCACTGGTTTCGGGCAATGCTCGGCTTCTCTCGGCTTCTGACGGGGCCGAAGCGGGGTTGATCGATGGTTTTGGGGCCGTTCTCCGGGTTGGGCGAACAACGCGCAAGGCGGGCGAACTGGAAGTTGTATCGATCATCGGCAAATTTTCCGTTTCGGATCTTGTCGATCCGGGATTTAAGGATCCCGATACTTCGGATGCGGCGCGAGTCAAAGCATTGATTCAACTTGCCGGAATGACGGCGGAAGAATCCGATTTCAAAGAATTGTTTGAATCCGATGAACAGTTCAAAGAAATCGTTGGCGATGAACTTCAAGATCTTTCGTCAATGGTTGAAATGGCGGGCAAGGTCAAGCGGCAATGCGAAAGCGCGGCCCGCAAGCTTGAATCGCAAGCCGGGAAAAAAGAAACGGAAGGGCAAGGCATCATTGATGCAACCGAACCGGAACTTGAAAAAATCCCGGAAGGAAATCTTGAAGACGAACAAGCCGAATTGAACGGTTCGATTCGGGAACAATCGCGGCTTGAAACGAAAATTGAAACGCTCGAAAACTCAGCGAAGCAACGGGCCGAAGCGAAAGAACAAATTGAAAGGCTTCGCGAAGCGGCGGGAGATCCCGAAAAGCTTGAAACGCTTGCCGATGCGAAAGCCGATATTGTTGCCGAATGTCGCGATAAGGTTGAAGGCTTACAATCTGAAATCGAAAAGCTTCAAAAGAAACTTGCCGAAGCTGAAACCGAATTGACGGATGCGCAACGCGATTACAAGCAAGCTTGCAACGTCAAAGATAAAGCGATTGAAGATCAACAGGAAATCGAAAAGCTTGAAGCGATTCTTGCCGAACAACCGGGCGAATCTGAAAGCGAACTTCGCGACGAACTTGAATCGGTCAAACAAACGGTTGACGGTTTGACTGATAAGGTTGCGGCGTTGAAAGGCGCGGAACGTTTTCGCGAGCGATACGAAAGCGGAAAGGCGTTGAAGGCCGAAGCCGAACGTTTGAATGAACAGGCGGAATCGCTTCGCGAAATCGGTTATTCAACTGATGAAGTTCTTTCGCAAGCTGTTGGCGGAATTACTACGGCGGATCTTCGCATCGAACGCGGGCGGCTGGTTACTGAAACGAAACGCGGAACAACGTTGTTTCATGAACTTTCGCATGGCGAACGCTGGAAGATTGCGATTCAAGTTGCAATCGATATCGTCAAGCGGGCGGCGGAAGAAAACGGAAAACCGCCGTTGTTGATTTCTCCGCAAGAATCTTGGGAAGCTTTGGATCCGGACAATCGCAAAGCCGTTCAAGAAATGTTGAAAGGTTCTGGCGTTGTTTTGCTGACGGCGTTAGCTGACGTTGGCGAACTCCGGGCCGAAGAATTAGAATAGTTCCGCGCTCGGCATCGCATAGGATGGAACGGGAAGCGATGCCGGGCGTTTTCTTACTCGAAACGAAAGGCTGACACAATGATTGATTCAAAGTTTGCGATTGAAGGCCCGGCGGCGCATTCGCCGGAATGGTATCAAATCCGGTCATATGATCCGGAACGCGAAAGGCCCGTTGTGATTACCGCAAGCGAAGCGGCGGCGGCTTGCAACGCATCGCCCTATTCGTCGGCGCTTGAACTGTACTTGACGAAGCGCGGCGAAATGGAAGCTTGGCAACCGGATGATGAACAGGCCGAACGCATGCGCTTCGGGCATCGCATGGAAGAAATTTTAATTGACGAATACAAATCAAAAAACGAATGCGAAGTTCAAACAGATCTTCCGATGTTCCTTTCAACTGACGTTGAATACATGGGCGCAACTCCCGACGGCATTGCAAAAAAAGCTTCCGACATTTGGGAACTGGAAGCGAAAAACTCGAATTGGCGAATGTTCGATTCATCGGGAGAAGACGAACACAAATACGGGCGGGCGGGAACTGACGAAGTTCCGGCGATTGCGATGTTTCAGGCGCAACAACAAATGAAAGTTCTCGGATTGAATCGGGTTGAATTTCCTGTTTTGAAAAACGGGAACGAAATGTTGGTTTACAAAGTTGATCGCAACGATGCGTTGATTGAACAAATCGTTGAAGCCGAAGCGGAACTTGTTCAACGAATCATCGACGGCAAACCGCCGGAACCGAACTTTGAACACGCGGGAACCGCGAAGCTTTTGAAAGAACTTTACGGCGTTAATGTTGGATCCGTTGTTGAATTGACGGCTGACGATGAAGCGCTTTGGTTTCGTCAAATGGAAATCGCCGAAGAAATAAAAAATCTTGAATCGGAAAAAAGGAGAATCAAAAACGAAATGCTTTCAAAAATGGGCGATTTCGAGATTGCAAAATTTCCGGGCCGGAATTTTCAGTTGAAGCGAACGATTGTTGCCGATTCTTATTGGACTGAAAAAGACGTTCGCAATATAGTGATTGGCGAAGTCAAACGTTCCGGGCATGTTCGTTTGACGAAATCAAAAGCGAAAGGATAGGTGATCATTTCTCGGCGCGCCGTTCGGGTTTCCCTGTACGGGCGGCGCGTTTGTTTTACTCAACTCTTTGAAAGGCTGACAAATGGCGAACAATCAATTACTGACACAAGATCAAATCGATGCTCAACGCGGAATGAGTTTGCGCAAATGGTTGAACAAGCCGGAAGTTCTTGAAGATCTCGAATCTTCGCTCACCGGTTGGATCTCCGCCGAACAATTCAAAGCGCAAATTCTGGTTGATATCAATTCCGAAGCTTTGGCGCGATGCACTCCCGAAAGCAAGTTTGCGGCGGTTCTGAAATGCGCAACGTTGCAGTTGTTACCGTCGTTGAATCATGTTGCGTTGATTGCTTCAAAGGTTCGCGAAAACGGCGTTGTTGTCAAAACCGAAGTTCGCGTAACGGTTCAATGGCAAGGCTATCAATCCTTAATGTTGCGGCATCCGGACGTTAAAGACGTTCGCGCGGTTTTGGTTCACCAGTTGGATGAATACAAATACGATCCAGTCAAGCAACGAATCGTTGAACATGCTTTTGATCCGTTTGACGAATCGCGAACTTGGAAGGATTTCAAAGACGTTCGCGGCGGGTATGTTGTTGTTGAATACAAAGATCCCAATCGCGACGACAAATATCATTTCGTTACATGCGAGACAATCCGAAAGGCGATGGGTTGCGCCGAAACGGTGAAGATCTGGAACGCTTGGTTTTTTGAAATGTGTATGAAAACTCTTTATCGCAACGCATACGCGCGGCGGGTTGTTCCGATGGATCCGATGTTGGCGCGTCGCATGGAAGAATTGAACCGGCACGAAGATCAGCAACTTGGCAACGATCCGAACCGAATTGTTGATACAACCGCAAATCAGATTGAACGCAAAAAAGAATCGAATGACGAACCGAAAAGCCGGGCCGATTTTTTGGCGAATCGCAACCAAAACAATCAGCGCAATGCGGAACCGGAACCGGATGATTCCGAAGCGATGGAGACGGAACCGGAAGCGCCGGAACAAATGACGCAACCGCAACCGGAACCGGAAGCGCTGGAACAAATGACGCAACCGGAACCGGAACCGAAACCGCAAAACAAAGACGAACGCGGGCATTTTCAACGGCTGAAAGAAAAAGCCGAATGCGCAACATCGGTTCGCGAAATCGATGCGTTGAATGATGAAGCTGGCGAATTGGTTTCTTCCGGGGAATTGCCGAACGGCGAATTCGGAATTCTAGTTGAACTTTTTTCGCAACTGTCAATTAAACTCGATTGAAAGGCGGCGTTCGCAAATGGCTTTGATGATCGATGCGAAGATCTGGTTTGATATCACTTCCAGCGAACCGGCGGGCGTTCGCGGTTTGATGATCGATATTTTGGCGGCTGGCGATTTGATGAACGGTTCGGGTATCATTACCGAATCGATGATTCAACAACGAATTTCCGATCAACGATCAATCGAACTTTATTGGGAACGGGCAATTGAATCATTGGAGAAAAACGGGTTGATTCAAATTCAGCGCGGTTTGATCGATGCGGAAGTTTGCTTTCCTGAATCGCCGGTTGGCGAACTCCGCGAATGGCTTGAATGGTGGAACCGGTTGCACGATGAAGGCGTTGTTCATTCGTCATATCGAACGAACAAAGTTTCAAGCGGGATTCGCAACGCATGGCGGCGGGTTCAACGTTCATCGGAATTGATGGAACTATTGGCAAGGCGCGACGAAATAGAATCGGCAATTCGTAATTCGGATTTTTGTCGCGAAAAATGGTTTTGTTTGGAAAAGCTTTTTGGCGGGAAAAACAAAACCGGTTGTTTTATTTTGGCTGAACTTTTGAGGGGCGCATATGAATCTTGCAAGGCAGACACAAAACGAATCAACGCAAGCGAAGTATTCGGCTGACGATCAATACCGAAAGCTTTCGCCGGTTGCATTCAAAACGGGCATGAAGTTTCTTGCTCAATCGCTTGGCTTAATTGACTCCAACGGCGAAACCGAAATTCCGCCGGGGCAAATCGCGGCTTACGAAATTATTCTTCGCGACATTCCCGATGATGCGTTTCGTTGGGCCGTTTATGAATTGGCGGGTTCGCATCAATATCCGAAGCTTCCGACGGCGGGGAACATTCGCGCGAAATGCGTTGAATACATGGTTGGCGAAGATATGCCTTCATTGTTGGCTTGGCAACATGCGCTTCATTATCTGCAACAACGAAAAAAATTCTGGAATGAATACGACGGTTGGCGCTCCGAAAATTACCGCAAAGAGTTCATTCAGTTCATGAAACAAAAGGTTGATCCGGAATTGACGCGAATTATCGGGTTGATCGGCTGGAAGGAATTAAAAAATTCGCAAAAGCAATTCTTGAAACTTTGGGAAGAATCGCTTGAAATGAAACGCGAACGGCTTATGAAACCGCCGGGCTATTCTCAGGCGCAACAAAATCGAATTGAAAGAAAAGGGAAGGATTTAAGCGATGAATCAAAAACAGTTTGAAGGTATGGAAGAAACCGTTCCGGATGAAGTAAAGCAAGCGGCTGAAGAATACGATGCGGCGCATAAAGCGAAGGCCAAAGCTGCGAAGCAATTCAACAACGCGAAAACGAAGTTGTTGGAAGCAATGGAAGAACACTGCGTTGAACGGGTTAAAATTCCCAACGGCGAAAAGTTTCTTGAACATGAAGTTACTGATAAAATCAATTACAAGAAACCGGAAGATCTGAAACCAAAGCTTCGGAAGTCAAACGGCAAAGGGCAAGGTTTCACCGTTGAACAAATTGCATCAATTCCCGATGTTGAAATTAAGGAAATCGGTTTAACCGATTCGCAAATGAAGCCGTTGCAAGATGCGGGAATAAACACGGCTTCGGAACTTGGCGAACGAATCGAAGGTTCGGCGAACTGGTTTGAACAAATTACCGGTCTGAACAAACAACAGGCAACGCGCATCGCTCGCAAACTTGACTTATGGCGGGAAGATCAAATTTAATACAATCGCAATGGAAGCGATTCAGGGGCGTTGTGATCGGCGCTCCGGCCCGGCATGAAGCCGGGTTTTTATTTTGGCTGACAAGAAAGGCGCGGAAATGATTTTTGGCATCGATCCGAGTTTGACGGCAACGGCAATTTGCTTCGGCAACGATCCGAATCCCGGAAAACTTGAAATGAAACTTTTGGGGAACGAATCGCGCGGTTCGCTTTTGCCCGGTCGAATCGAACGGGTTACGGATCTTGCGTTGTTGGTTCAATCGGAAATCGCGAGAAACGCGGAAGGCGAAGATTCGATTTTCATTGAAGCTTATTCGTATGGATCGCAAAACAATCGCGAGAAGCTTGCGGAATACGGCGGAATTCTCCGAATGCTTTTGTTGGAAGTTACGCCGAACATTTTTGAAGTTGCGCCGACAACGTTAAAGAAATTTGCGACGGGAAAAGGCAAGGGAAAAAAACACGCAATCGCCGGGGCCGTCGGCAAAAAATTCGGTTTGGTTTTCGATTCAGACGACGAAACCGATGCGTTCTGTTTATGGCGGTTCGGTTTGGTTTTCAATGAAGCCGTTCCAGATGCGCTCGCATACGAAAAAGATTCGGTTGAATCATTCAAGGAAAGGTTGGGAGAATGACGGGAACCATTGAACAAATTGTTTTAGGCCGATACTTTCGCGGCTTGGCAGAGTCGGAAGCGATGCGGGCAATTGTTGAAGCCGGGTTGAAACCGGCGGGCATTCGCTTGGAAGGATCCCGAATCTTTTATTCGATACCGGGAAAGCTTGAAGAAATCGAACTTTGCAAATGCCGTTCGGAATATGAAGCGGCAACCGTTGCGCGAGAACTTCAAGAAAAAACGCAATTGCATGAAGCGCTTACAACGCTAACGGGCGAACTTGCCGGTTTGCTCCGGGCATATTCGGCGGCGGTTTACTATTTCGCATCGAACGAAAAGCCTAAAGACATTGGCGAACAACAACAGTTGAACGCGGTTGCGGATCGGCTGGAATTGACTTGCGAATACGGCAACGATCTTTTTGATGAAATTGTTTTGCCGTTTCTTCATCAGGGAAGATTTGCAGTTTCCAACATGGCGTTGAATCGCGAGAAAACGCGAACGGTTCGCATGATTCAGGCGGCGGAAGATTTGCTTGAACAACTGAATCTTTCCGTTGCAACCGGGCAAGAATTTGATGAAGGCGTTGTTGAAGCGGCGGCGGCTTTGAAGGAATCAATGGAACTTCCGAACTACAATGAAGGAGATGAAGACGATGAACGGTGAAGAATTCCGGGATCTTGTTCGGCGAATGCGGAACGCTCAAAAACAGTATTTTCAAACTCGCGAACGCAATTGGTTGAACTTGTCAAAAAAGTTTGAACGCGAAGTTGATAAGGAACTCGCGAACGGCGGGCAACAATCGCTTTTTGATTGATCCTAAATTTCCTCTATCTTAAAACGCTTAAAAACTGTACCCTTCAAAACTATGATTTCCGTTGATACGGAATCTTTTTTTGAAAGGGTTTTTTCATGTTCGCAATTCTTGCCGAAACGAATTATTCGCAAATCGCGGTTGTTGTTGGAATCTTTGCAAGCTTGGTTTCGATTCTTGCCGTTGGACTTGCGGCGGTTTGGCGGCTGGCAACTATCAATACAAAAATCGAAACAATCAAAAACGAAGATATGCCATTTCTGAAACTCGAATTGTCAAACCTGAAAACCGAAGTAAAAGAACAAACGGCGCAACTTCACGAAAAAGTTAATACGAATGCGGAACGGATTACCCGTTTGGAATCATGAAACATTTTACGTTCGATGAAATGCGCAGCATTACGCCGGAAGCGGCGGCGAATGAAATTCAAAACGGCTGGTTGATTCAATATCGGGGCGCGGCGGGGATTGTTTCAAACGCGATTAGATGGGCATCATCCGGGCAACCGCATACGCATTCAGCGCTTGCCCACGTTTTCGAGAACGGAAAAAAAAACGTCAACGTTTTGGAAATGCGAGAGTTTCGCGGCGGGCGTTCGCTTCCGTTTGAATATCACGTTGAAAAGTTCGGCGGGCGAATGGATGTTTTTTCGATCAACAAAGATCGATTTCCGGAATACGATGCGAACGGAACAATTGAAGTGATGCGCGATTTGGTTACGCGCGGTTATGGATATGACAACGTTGCGGCGCTTGCCCTTCGGCATTTGCCTTTTATCTGGCGATTCTTTCCAGTTGACATTACCGACGTTTTGAATCCGAATGAACTTAAAAACGTAAGGCCGTTTTGTTCTCACGCGATTGCCTTTGCAATGCAACTTGGCGGAAATGTGGATCCGGTTTTAAGGCTTCCGGCATACTTGGTCGAACCGTCGCATCTTACAAACTCGCATTGCTTCAATTACGAATTCACAGTTCAAAAAAAGAGGAAATGAAAATGGCGCATGAAGCTTTTCAATCGGTTGATCCGATGGAACAGAAAAAATTGATCCGGGAATATCTGAAAAAATGGTCAAAGCGAATCGGCGTGTTAATTGCCGGGGCGATTGCGGGCGGCGGGGCCGTTGAAGTTTCCAGCAATCCGCAACAATACTTCGGAACGCTGGAAGCGGTTGAAACTCCGGATGAATGGGCGCAACCGCAAGCAATCATTGAAGGCCCGACGGAAGCCGATGCGGGCCGTTTAATCACTCTCAGCGCAAACGATTCAATCGGCGATTCGGTTCAATGGGATCCGATTAACTTGCCAAATCCTACGGATTTCAGAATTTGCGGACGGGATTTAATTTGCACAATCAACAGGCCGGGCATTTACGAATTCAGGCTTTGGGCATCGAACTGCAAAGACGGCAAACCGATTTTCAGCAAGGCAACGCATTCAATCAAAATCGGCGGCGATTTTCCGGAACCGCCGAAACCCGATGAACCGACGGAACCGACGGAACCGGATGAACCGACGAAACCGAATGAACCGGACAAGCCGAAGCCGGGCGAATATGGTTTGTCGGAATTCGCGTTGAAAGAAGCGCGAAAGATTGAACAACAGGCACGCGGGCGGGCCGATGATGTTGCGGGAGTTTTTCGGGCCGTTGCAAACGCCGGGCATTCCGACGTTCAAAAGACCGTTGCGGAAACGTTGGGCGGTTTACGTTCAACGCTTGGGGCCGATGTGAACGCGTGGCGCGATTGGTATGCGACAATTGCGGAACGCTTGGATAAACTTGAAGCGGGCGGAAAAATGAATTCGCCGGAACAGTTTGCAACCGCATGGAACGAAATTGCGAACGGCTTGGAACTTATCAACTAAAAGGCGGTATTGTGTCAATCGAACAAATCATCAAAGAAACCGATGCCGAAATTTCGCTTTTCAATATGATCCGGTTTTTATATCGATACGGATATTTCAACGGAATCATTGACGGATTGAAAAACAAATCGTTTGAAGACGTTGTTGCCTTCATCCGAAAACAAATGCCGGAATTCAAAGAAGCAATCAAACGCTTTCAAGATTTTTATTCGCTTACGGTCGATGCTGATCCCGGCCCGCAAACTCAACGGGCGATGATGGAACCGCGATGCGGTTGCCCGGATATCATACCGGCGGGCGCGGAAGGCGCGGGAAAATGCCGTTGGCCTATCGAAAAAATGAACGGCGTTTCGTATTCCTGCAACTTTGATGAACTGAATCTTTCGACGGCGGAAGCAACGCGAATCTTTCAACGCGCGGCTGACGAATGGAATAAGGTTTGTAACATTGGTTTGACGTTTTCAAACCGATACGGAACCGCAAACATCAACGCGGAAACCGCGCGAATCGATCAACGCGGCGGAACGCTCGCATGGTCTTATTTGCCATGCCAAAACTCACCGAATCAACAACTTCAACAACGATATGACACGCGCGAGAATTGGAGCGAACTTTTTCTTTTGGGCGTTGCCGTTCACGAACTTGGGCATGCGCTCGGATGGAACCACGCGAATACGCGGGAAAGCATTCTTTGGCCGTCATATCAACGCGGAATTTATGTTCCGCAAAAATTCGATATTGCGCGGGCCGTCAATTACTACGGCGAGCCGCAAGGCAAACCGGATGAACCGACGGAACCGACGGATCCGAATAATCCGACGGCTTCGGGAGTTGTTACAGTTATGATCGGCGGCGCTTCGTATCCGATCAAAATGGTTTCTGTTACCGATAAAGGGAGTTTATGAAATGAAATGGTTTTTTGTTGATACGCGTTGGATTCTTGCGGCATCGATCTTTTTGACTTGTTCGATTTCTTCGGCAATGGAATTCGGAAGTTTGGTTGATGTTGACTTTGGAAGCTTGGAAAGCTTTGAACCGATTGCCGAATTGAAAGTTGAAGATCTTCCGGCGGAAGCGCAACCGACAAGCTTTGCCGAAGTTCACCGGGTTTTATTTGAACTGAATCCGAAGCCGAACGAAACGTTCGTTGATTTCGGTTGCGGGCACGATGCCCGGTTTTGCATCGCGGCAAGTTCGATTTATGGTTGCGATTCAATCGGGATTGAAATCGATCCGGAACGGGCGGCATCGGCCCGGCGGCGGGTTCGCGAACTTGGCTTGACCGATAAGGTTGAAATCATTGAAGGCGATGCGACGGCGGTTGATGTGGATGCCGATGTTGGCGTTGCGTATCTTTGGCCCAATGTTCTCGAAAAGCTGAAACCAAAACTTGAAAACTTGGATCGGTTCGCATCTATTCAACATCGCGTTCCGGGTTTGGAAATGGCGGCATCCGGCGATTCGTTCTTTTGGGAAAGGCCGAAAGAAATTGCGGCGGTTCAAACCGTTTCGATTCCGTTCCCGGAATACTCCGGATATCAGCGGCCCGTTTGCAACAAAGCGAATTGTTCTATGTGCAATAAAATCCGCGCGAACATGGCGGCCCGGTCGAAAACAACCGAACCGGAACCGAAAAAACAAAGTTCCGGCGGTTACTGGAAAACCTATTATTGCAACGGAAAAGTTTGCCGACGGGTTTGGATTCCCGGAACTTAATTGCAAACAATCTTGAAATCCTGTTTCATATGAACGGCGGGCGCGTTGGGCGTTCCGTCGTTTTTTCATTTTCCAAGAATCGGAAGGCGCGAAAAGATGAATCGAAAGTTTTATTTGAACCGGGGCGAAATCATTCAAAACAACGATCCGATTGTTTCCGAGTTCGCGAAAAGGCTTGACCAAAATTTGAACGCGGTTGAATACTCCGGGCCGTCAATGTTGTTCGGGCAAGATTTAATTGCGTTGATGATTGAATTGTTGATGTCGGTTTTGGAAGGCTGCATTTCGCAACGGTCGAAATCGGAAATGATTCAATCGATGAAAGCGCCTTCAATCTGGCAACGAATGCTTTTGCGGCGGCGAATGAAACGCGAGTTGTACGGGGGGAACAAACGCTTTGAGTCGATGGATGGAGAAGGCGTTTATCAGGCGTTTATGAAAACAACCGCCGAAGCCGACGTTAAAGATCTTTCATCGTTGATCGATTACGTTGACGGCGAATCAATTCCCGATGTTGATTTCGGTTTGCTATGATTTGAAAGGCGGAAGGATCCCGGATGAGTTCAAAAAACAGGAAATACGTTGTTTCCGTTGCAACAACCAACGGCGGCATTCAAGAAACGATTGACGAACAAACGCCGAACCGCGCAGTTCATACCGCGCAAAAGATTTATCCGGGATCCGTTATTCTTGAGGTTTCAACGAAATGGGAGTTTATTGGAGTTTGCCGGAAATGCCGGGCCGTTGTTTTGGACAACGAAAACTTCAAGCAATTCAAAGATGAAACGATTGAATGCGAAGGCTGCAAAAATTGACGAACGAAAATAATCTTCCGGCGCAAATTGCTGAAACAATCGAATCGCAAAACGTTCAAGTTCCTCCGGGCGTTGATATGTTTCAGTTTGCGAAGCAAGTGCAATCGGGTAAGATCGATTGTGGCAATGCTTGCATTCGTTTCGATGATGAATCAATCGGGCGGCATTCTTACGAAATCACGGTTCAAGCAGGAAGAAAAGCGCCGGGGCCGGGCATCGCTCCTGATTGGCGATTTCCGCCGGGTTCGGCGTTGGAACACATTCAACAAATAAATCGGCATTTCGGCGGAATAATGCCGGGTTCGCCGTCGGAAAAAATAATTTCAGAAAAAACCATAAAAATGTTGAATTCAAGCTTGAACAAAATCCGATAAGTGATATCATTAAAACATCGACGGAAGGCAAGGCCGTCAACAACAAAACCAAAATTTGAAAGGCGCGGAAATGAAACCAAAACTTATCTACAAACACGTTTCAAAAGATTTGGATCTTACAATCATCTTTGATGATCAGATGAACGCTGATCGCTTTGTGATTTGCGGGAACGACGATCATGACGAAATCACCGATGAAATGATTGCAACGGCGGCGGATTTCGGAACGCCGGAAGGGTTTGAACTCAAAGTTGATTTGACTGGCAAACAACCAGTTTTTCACTAGGGCAAGGCAACACGGCCGCCGGGTGTTCCGGCGGCTTCATCTTCTCAAGATTTGAAAGGCGCGGAACAATGACAACTGACACACAAACAAACCCGGTTGAACACTTCATTTTTGACAATCAGATTGAACAAATCCGAATCGTTGTGAACGGTTGGGGCGGGGCCGGATTCGGAGTTGGCCGCGTAAAGCGGCATGAAATGGGGCGGCGTGAACACGGCGGCGCGTTGATTCCCGGGCCGTATAATTACGCTTACGGGATTGCAAGCGTGATTGACTGTTACGGCGGAACGGCCGCCGAAATGAAAAGGCTTCACGCGGAAGGCTTGTTGTTGCGTGTGAACATCGGGGATCGGATCCACATAAACGGCGTTGTGTGTGAAATCCTTGAAGCGCCGAACCGCAACATTCGGTTCCGTGAACTTGAATCCGAGAAATCGCCAACGCGGATGATCATTGCGAATGATGACAAGCGGGTTGGCTTGCGGATCATTGCGGATCGGATGGACGGAACCGCGATTGTTGAATCGATCCGTGGGGTTCACGGGTTTTCGGGCGTGTTCGCTAACGTGATCGTTTTCGGCCGGTTGGGTTGCAGCAACGCCAACGCTGATCAAATCGAATGGCTGAAAAGCCAAGTGGAAACCGTCAAGCAATGGTTCCGACGCGGAAACGGATTCTGATTCAGGCAAACGGGAAAGGCGGCCGCCGGGCGTTCCGGCGGCTCACCTTCCGCATTCAATGAAAGGCGCGGAAATGTATATCAACAGCGAAGCGGCGCGGGGCGTGTGTGATATGTGCGACACGAAACCGGCAACGGTTGGAATTCTGGCAACGGGCGCAACCGGCCGCGTGTGTGAAGTCATGTGGATTTGTTCGGCGTGTGTTCCGGAAGGCGCTGAAGTCAAATCAGCCGAAGCGGCGCGGGCGGAAATCGAAGCTTACGGAAATGGATACCCTGATTTTTAAGGGGCAAAAAATGATTTCAGTTTTTTTTGATAAAAATACTGAATTCACATTGACGCGAAGCCGATGAATGATATCATTAAAAATGTAGGGCGAACGGCAAGGCGATTCGCCAACAATCAAAACTTTTTTGAAAGGCGCGGAAGAATGATTTTTTCACAAATTAAGAATGAGACTCGCGAAGTTCTGGAACAAGCTTTTCCGTTTTCGGTTGATAAGTTTCCTATAAGCTTTCCCGATAACATCAAAGCGCCGTTTTTCGGTTTGCTCCGATCTGACGGCGTTCCGGTTGGCAAAACTTCGGTTGGCGAAGGCTATGTTCCTCATTCGCTTGAAGACGTTGCGGCACTGGTTGAATCGTCAAAAGCGGCGTTCGCCGATGTTGAAGGCGAAACCGAATTTGAATTTGAATGCTTTTGGAATGACGGGCATATTGTGAACGTTATGCCGGGCGTTGATTTCCGCCGGGAAATCGCTCGCAATGATTCGGTTTATCCGAAGCTTTCAATTCGGGCCGGTTACGATGGAAGTTGTTTTGAAGCAACGCTTGGCATGTTCCGCGAAGCTTGCACAAATTTGATGTTCCCGAAATTAGTTTCAGGAACAACCGTCAAAATTCGCCATACAAAAAGCTTGCCGGATCGCTTGGAAGAATTGAATGCCCGATTCCGCCGAATGCGGGCCGGATGGGATGGAATCGTCGCGGAAGCGCGAGAAATGGACGAACGCGAAGTTCGCGTTTCGGAAATTCTCAGGGCGGTTTATGGCGATGTTCCGGAAGGCGCATCAAATACCGTCGCGAAGAATCATCACGACCGAACCGAAGCGATTGTGAATCGGTTGTTCGATGAACGCGACCGTTTGGGCCGGGCCGATCTGGGCAAAGATATCGCAACCGGTTGGGAAGTCTTCAACGCGGTTCAAGGTTGGGAACAACACGAACGCCGTCGAAACTCGAAACCGTCGGATTTTGAACGGGCGGTTCTGGCGGCGGCGGAAGATTCCGTTCGCGATGTTGAACGGCTTGTTCTGGCAAGTTAATTCAACGCGGCCCGGCATGTTGCCGGGCCGTTTCTTTTTTTACTTGAATACGGACAAAAAAAATTGATCATTCTGAAATTGCTGAATTGTTGGGCCGATTGGTTGAAGCTTCAAACGAACTTTTGGTTTTGTCTGAACAACTCGAAACCGACGAATCCGGGCGGCGAAGGTTTGAACAAACGGCGCATCTAGTGATTAACAACTTGGCAACCATTGAAGGGAACTTGAACGGATGAACGTTCGATGTTGTTTTGAAATCGTTGATGAAGAATGCGACGGCGAACAATTCGTTATTCGCGACACAGGCAACGGGCGGGCCGTTCCGACGGTTACAAACGATGTTGAAGCCGTTGTTTGCTATTTGATCGCATCGGGCGCAATCGGCGAAAAGAATCCCGAACGCCGGTTGTTTTATTACGATTTGGAAGGCCGTCGCGACGAAATCAATTTTCTTTGCGATGGAACGTTTTGCGGGTTTACCGTTGGGAACTGAAACCGAACTTTATGGCATCGCACGAAAGGCGTAAAATCAAATGAACTCGAAAGAAACTGGCGAAGGGTTCGGCATCCAGTTCGGCGGCGAAATCGTCAAAGTTTTGGACGGCGATACAATCGAAGTTGAAGTTCGGCGGCGCGTTCGCGTTCGGCTTCTCGATTGTTGGGCGGCTGAAACCCGGACAACGGATCCGGAAGAAAAGGCGAAAGGCATGGAAGCGAAAAAGTTTCTTACGGAAATTGCGCTTGGAAACAATGCGAAAGTTTTTGTTCCGATTGAAGGCGCGGCGCGGTTTGGGGAATCAATGTCATTCGGTAGGGTTTTGGCGTTCGTTGAAGTCAACGGCGCGGATCTCTCGGAAGCAATGGTTGCGGCTGGATTGGCAACGACCGAAAAGAAACGGCATTGATTTCTTTCGCTTTTCATTGTCGAATTCAAACGCTTTGATTTGCTCGGAATGGAAAGTTTTCAGGGATGAACGATATTTTTATGAACGCAATCATTTGGTTTTTCGCGGGTTCGTTTTTTACGGTTGCGAATCTTTTGGCGGTTTACTGGTTTCGGGTTTGGCAACTCCGACGGCGGGCCGAACCGCATGAAGAATTTTCTCGCATTACCGGAACAACTTATTTCAAAATTGTCTTCAATCCGTCGGATCTTTCCGATGAAGCAATGAAATGTTTGATGAAGGAAATCGAACGGATTGAAGCGGCTGACGAAACGGCGCATCAATGCAAACTGGAAAAGAACGATACCAACCGTTCATCGAACGAACCGCATTCAGACAAATGATGGTTTATCCCGGCATGAAGATTCAAACGAATCTTGTTCAACAAGCAATCGGGCATGTTATCGAAGAATCGAAACGCAACGCGGGTTTATTTCCGCCGATTTGGTTTGTTGGCGGCCCGTTAGATCGGTTCGATTTTGTTACGCGGGATGATCATAATTATTTTACATTCATGGTTTGCCCGGATCCCGACGGCGTTCAATACGAAATTCCGAATCATACGAGTTTGATTTTTCCGGGCGGGTTGTTCGCGGTTTATGCGCGAGCGTATCCGGGCGATGCACGAATTCATAAAGGGGTTGTTCCGTTATGGTTTCAAGGTTTGTTTCATTCGACAAACCCTATAATCTTTCGGGATGTTGCAACACCTTCCGCGATTGATCCCGGCCCGTATTTCGGGCGAACATCGGCTTGGAAATAATGCGGGCGCGGCTGGCAAAGTTGGATCCCTAGGCGCGGGAATGGAGTCAAAGGCAAAGGCGGCCCGCGCGGTTGGCCCGCATTTTTTATTGTTTTGATCGAAAGGCTGAAAAAGATGATTCAGGATTTTTTGAACGAAGTTGAAGGCGAAGTTGCGAGAATCGCGGCGAATTACCTGTTGAAAGAAAAAATGGCGATGAACGAACATTTCGCCGATTTCTTATCGGGTTGGTCATATCTGAAAGCGGATATCATCGCCAAAACTCATGAAACGGGGCAAGGCGACGTTTCGACGGGGCCGGGCGATACAAATGCCGAAAATGAAACGGAAGCCGTTACGGGCGATTCTGTGGCTTCTGACGGCAAATCGGAAATGTTGAACGAAATGAAACCGATACCGGGAACGTTTCAACTGGGAACGAAGCCGTTGCGATTGGGAAAAGCGAAATCACCGGAAGGCGTTCTTCCGTATGGAACGCAAGAGGGAAGCGAACCGGCAATCGAATCCGTTGTTCCGAGTATGCCAAGCGAACCGGCAACCGCAATCAACGCATTCCGAACGAAATGCCCGTTTTGCGAAAAAGATAATTTCGACGGCGGGCAACCGATATCGATTCGGGAGATAACAAAGGCGAAACCCGAACCGGAATATGAACGGAAATCGTTTGCGTTGTTCCCGCATGATTTCTTGACTTGTTTCAGTTGCGGCGGGATTTATGCCGTTGAAGACCGAACCGGCGAAATCAAAAACAAAGCCGAAGTTTTCGCATCGGTCGAATCTTTGCAATTCGCTTTTGTTGATCTGTTTTGGCATTTCTTAACGGAACCGTTTATTGCGTCGAACGTCAAAAAAGATTCATCGACATACGAAGCCAAAGTTCGGAATCTTTGCGAACGCATTCTTGAAGCTTACCGGGGCCGGGCGGAATTGAACTTGAAATGATGAACGTTGTTCAGATAGATTAGCGGGCAAACATTTCCCGTTCTGATTCTCTCTTTGGGGGAATGGGGGCGGAATATGCACTTACGGCGATATTTGATTGAAACGGCTGACGGCAAACAAAGCGAAATCGAAGCGCGCGATTGGATCGAAGCGGAATTGATAATGCAAATCCGCAATCGAAATGAACGCATTGTTCGCTTAGTTTACAGGCCGGAAGAAATGAAAGGCGCGGACAATGAATGAAACGGAAAAACGCGTTCGCCGAACGGCGGAAATTATTGAATCATGTTTGTTGACTGACGGCAAATACTTGCCGGGGCCGTTGCCTTTTCCGGATCCTTTGATTCGGGCCGAATTGTTTCAACAAAATTCGTTTCGGGCAAACCTCGATTTCCGGTATTGTCTTTTTCAGAATGGGGCAACCGCGCGGCACGCGTGGAACATTGCGTTGCAACGGGGCGTTTATCGCTTTTGCGGCGGCGATGCCTTCAACCGGGCAATCAACTGGCATGAATACATTTTGAGAGTGAATCCCTACTTATGACGGAAACAACCGAACCGACGAAACCAAAACTTTCGGTTGAACAAGCGAAGCTTTTGCGCGATGCGATGGAACGCTTGCGAGATAAACAAACGGAATTGAAAAGAATGAATTCGGGAACGTTGCCGGGTTCGTTGGGTAATATTCTTAATCAAATGAAAGGCGCAGAAAATGGAAACCGTTCATCGGTTGGCAGAGAATGAAGCCGTTGATCTTGCCGATTTGTTTTGGCTTTTGGTTGATCAACAATCGGACATTCGCGGGCATATGGAATACCTATCGAACGCGGCGATGAATTCCGGCGATGTTGTTGAACTTGGCGTTCGCGGCGGCGTTTCAACGATTTGTTTTTTGCATGGCTTGGCTTGCCGTGGCAATGGAAAGTTGCGTTCTTATGACTTGAACCAATGGCACGCGCAAGAGGCGGTTGAAAAGATGATTCCGCCGGGCGTTGATTTCAAGTTTGAAATCGGGGATTCATCCGAAATCGAAATTGATCGATGCAATACGTTGTTCATCGATACGCGGCATGATGCGGATCTTGCGATGATCGAATTGCGACGGCATCAACTGAAAGTCAATCAAACGATCATCATGCACGATACCGAAACTTTCGGCATCAACGGCGAAACGAAAGGGCCGGGCAACGGCTTGAAACTCGCAATCGGCGATTTCCTGATTGACTATCATGCGGAATGGGAGATCTTCAAACACGCAACGAATGACAACGGGTTGACGACTTTCAACCGTTGCGATTTCAATCCGGGCAAACTTTCCGAATCGGAATTGCGGGCGGCGGCTGGTTTGGATTAAGCTTTGAACAGCGGGTTTGATTCCGCCGGGTTTGTTGAATTAGAGCGCTTCGGCCCGGCGGGATCTGTTTCTGAAAGGCGCAGAAATGATGAAGCCGGTTTTATATTTGTCGTTTGCGGCGTTTGTCGCGATTCTGGTTAATGGCTTGACGGTTGGCTTTTGGTTTCTGGCAACTCGGATATCAAAGGCGATGTTCGGCGATTTTGGCGGCTTTTGGTTGTTCGCTTCCAACATGATCATTGAAGCCGGGTTGATCGTTGTTGTTGTTGGCGGTGCGTTGACGTTGTACGTTGGCAAACTTTTCATACGAACTTTTTTAACTGAACTCAAAAAGGCGCAAACAAATGGCGGAAGAAAAGAAACTTAAACACGTTCACGAATGCAAACATCCGGCGTTTCGAGTGAACGCGAATGTGAATGTTACCCGATGTGAAGATGAAGGCCCGGCGGAAGTCATTCATGCGAACGTTTCAATTTGGTGCGTTGAATGCGGGCATTTCTTTGATTTTGAAAACGGCGTTCCATACTCGCGCGGAATCATGTTGAATATGGTTGTTCCGGAATGTGCGGCATTGGATGAAACCGGAACCGACGTTTCGAAAATCTTTCAATCTGGCGAACCGCGAATTGAGCAATGAACGAAATCATTGATGATTTGGTTGAAGTCGAAGGATCCCGCGATGCAACGCAATTGTTGCGGGCGGTTTCAGATCCTCGATTTGACTTGCCCGATGAATTCTATAGCGATGCTCCGCGCAAGGTTTGGCAAATCGTTCAAGATATGCTTTCGGGCAAATGGAAGGGGCCGAACGGCAAACCGGCAAGCGCTTCATCGATACGGCGAATGATGGGCGTTTTGCTCGAAATGGATGCCGTTAATCGGGGCAAACATCGAAACGGGCGGGCATCGATTGAGCAAGCCGAAGATGATGTTCCGCAAATTCGGGCTGACGTTGATTTGAAAGTTGCGATATCATTGGTTTCGGAATTGCCGGAAGATGAACGCAACATTCTTGAACAGGCTGCCGCATTGATGCAAAAGCTTCAAGATCATGCGGCGAATTCTGAAAGGGCGAAAATCGAATCAAACGCGGAAGGGTAGAGAATGGAAACGGATTCAATTGAATCTTTATCGGAACCATTCAGCGCCGATATACTCACCGCGATTCGCCTAGCGCCTGCAATCAATAAATGCCGGGCCGGGGATCCTTTGCCGTTGATTCGTGAACTTTGGCCCGGCGTTCGCTTGGATGAATTTCAGGTTGATGCGATTCGTTCGTTGTTCGATCCGAAGATCCGGGAAGTCTTCATCAAAGGAAATACGGGTTGCGGAAAAACCGCGATTGCCGGAATTGCCGTTTGTCTTTACTTTCAAGTTTTTCACGATGCCCGAATTGTATTGACTCGCGATAAGCATGAAACGGCGAAGCGCGTTTTATACGGCGAAGTCAAAACATGGTGGAAACGAATGCGGTTCAATCTTTGCGATGCCGTTCTTTTGAATGACGGCGCATACGATCCGAACAACCGCGAAGGGCATTACATAGCAATCGCAAACCCGAAATCGCCGGAAGGTTTTCAAGGGGTTCACTCTCCGCATGTTTTGCACGTTTACGACGAAGCAACCGCCGATGTTCTGCAACCGCGATACAAGTTGAGTTCAACGCAAGCAACTTCATTTTTGGCGATGGGAAACCCGCGCGTTACAAGCGGGGAATTTTACCGGGCATTTCCGAAAGGCCGGGAAAACGAAACGCATACGTTCAACGGGCCGAACGGAAGGCGGCGTTGCATTACCGTTGACGGAAAAGATTGTTTGAACGTTCGTAGGAAATGCCTGAAACGTTCAATCGCTCCGATGGGCGGAATCATCATCGACGGAACCGAATACAAAGCCGGGGAAGATGTCGAACCGGAAGATTTCAAAAAGGTTTCGCCGATCATACCGGGGCAAACTTGTTTCGATGAATTTCTTGCGCTTCTCAACAATCCGGATCCCGATTTCGTTGCCTGTTATGCGCATGGAAGGTTTCCGGAATCCGATGCGGAAGTTCAACTTTTTCTTCGCAAATGGATCGCATACGCGCAACAACAACATTCGCGGTTTCGTCGATTGCTTGAACGGGCCGAAGCGAACGGGCATGAAGCCGTTCGCGATTGGTTGTTGAATAAGCGGTTGCCGGTCGATGCGTTCGGGCTGGATGTTGCGGCAAGCGAATTGAAAGGCGATTGGAGCGTATTAACGGCGGGCGGGAAGAATGGCATCCGGGAACAACATCGAACGCAAAAAGCGAACGTAATGAAAACAACGGCTTGGGTTATCAAAACGATTCGCGAAGAATACGGCGTTGAAATTACCGACGGCGATTACCCGATTTGCATTGATTACGGCGGGGGATACGGGCGGGGCGTTGGCGATAGGCTGGAAGAATTGGGCGCGTTCGTTGTCAAGTTCGTTCCGAATGCGACAAGCGAACTGAATCCCAAGAAATATAAAAATCTTCGCGTTGAAGCATATGCCGAATTTGCGAACCGGTTGGATCCGAACGCGATGATGCAAAGCGAAGCAAGCGAAGATTTGCTTGACGAAATCGGGCTTTCCGAATCGATTGATGATGATGTTCCGTTGAAGCGAATGCCGGTTTTCCTCATTCCGGAAACGCAACGTTTGTTTGAAGATTTGGCGGTTCTCGAAAAGCTTTATGATTCCGATGCGTTCAAGTTCAATTTGACTCCGAAGCGAACCGCGCCGGGGCATGAAGAAAAGATTGAATCAATTGAAAAACGGCTTGGCAGATCTCCCGACGATGGGGATTCGGCAAGTTACTTGTTTCACGCGAACCGGTTTGCAAAAGAATCAATCAACGATTGGTTGGATGCCGGGGCATTTTAGGGAAAACGAAAATGATTATATCGGTTCACGTTCCGAAAACGGGCGGTTCAAGTTTTGGCAAGGCGTTGAAAGATCATTTCGGCGAATCGTTTCTTCGGTATGGCGATGGATTGATTCAGGAACGCGGCAAGCGCTGCAAGAGCGATTTGCAACGGGCAATCGATGCTTTCGATTACCCGGAACGCTTTGCGTCATACGGGGCGATTCATGGGCATTTCAGGCCGTTCGTATTCTTGCCGTTCTCGAAAAAAGTTGATGTGAACTTTTCGGTTTGGTTGCGGGATCCGTTTGAACGCATGGCTTCGCATTATCGGTTTTGGAAGATGATCAAAAACCCGGTTGAACCGCATGTTCGCGAGTTCGCCGAAAGCGATTTGACGTTTGAAGAATTTTGTTTTCAAGATCGATATCGCAATTTTCTTTCGCAATATCTTTGTTTTTTCCCGATGCACAATTTTGATTTCATCGGATGTTTGGAGCATTACGCCGAAGATCTGCAACGCTTTTCCCGGCAATTCATCGGAGCCGAACTGCAATGCCTTCATCGCAATAAATCGGTTGGGGCCGAAGTCGATACCGGGCTGAAAGAAAAGTTTGCGGAATATCACGCAATTGATTATCAACTTTATGAATACGCAATGAAATTGCGGCAACAACAACTCGAAAAAATGCAATGACGATCAAAGCAAAGCTTTCGGAAGATGCGGTTTCAGATGAACGGGCGGGCGTTTATCAATTTTCATATGGTCAAGACGGCGGCAAGGTTGGATTGATCTTACGTTGTCCGGGATGCCGGGAAGTTTCATTTCTTCCGTTCCGTTCGGGGATTCATTCGGAAGAATGGAATTTATTGAATGAAGATCCGATTGAATTAACACCGTCGATTCATCACGATACGAAACTTGGCGGTTGCGGCTGGCATGGTTGGCTTCGCAACGGCGAATTTCAAAGGTTATGAATGTGGGAATTGAAATCAAAGGCGCATGCGACAAATGCAAGCGAACGCAAACACTTCATTCGGGGCGTTGTTATCAATGCAAGGAAAAAGAAATGGGCAGAAATCCGCAACCTCCAACTCGAAAGATCAATTTTCAACCGTTGGGCAAACCGCATAATTGCATCGGTTGCGGCGCTCCGATTGATTCAGGCGATTGCCAGTATTGCGGGCGTTCGCATTTGAGTTCATCGCAAATTATCGAAAAGACGAAACAAGAATTTTATCGGCGTTACGGAATCCCGAAACGATTGGTTGACGGTACAACTTCGGGCGGGCCGGGATAGACTCAACAAAACGAAAGGCGCAAAAAGATGAATCAAAAGTTTCCTGAAATCACTTCATCAAATCGCGATTGGCTGAAATTCCAAAAATATCTTCCGAAAGAAAAACGCGAAAATCATGTTTACATTGCGTTTCGCGAACCAATGCCCGAACAACTTGCCGGGCAATTCTTGCGGGTTCATATGACGAAAGATAGGCTTGAAGATTCGGAAAATGATTTTTACAAGCCGGAAATTTATCAACCGTCGCGATTCAAAGAAACGATTCTTTGCCCGGAATGCGGGCAAGCCGAAGAGCGCGTTGATCCGAATCTTTCATTCTGCCGAAACTCGAAATGTTCGTTGCAAAATCGCGGGCATGTTTCCGGGCCGGTTCGCGGCGTTATCGAAGTTCTGACGTTCCCGGATCATGTTGCGTATGTCGCGAAAAAAGAAATTGATGTTCCGGTTATCGACGATGCAACCGTTTTTTATTCCGACATTCTTGCCGGGCGGAAATCGGTTGAAGACGTTTCGAGAATCGCAACCGAGTTCAAAAAAGAAACGATTGATGTTCCAATGATGAACGCTTGCGTTTTGCTTTTGGATCGGCGTTATGATGAATTGGCGTTGATTCAAATCATCCGAACTTGCGGAATGCTTTGCGATGAACTTGGTTTTGAATTAAAGAATTGAACGGGGAACCAATGGCGCGACGACGGAAGAAAAAGTTTAGTTTCAAAGAATTGTTGCGGGCATGGCTTGAACCGAAAGCGATGTTGCGGCATCGACTCCGAAAGGCCGAAGCAAAGCGGCGGGCGGCTGAAAACGCGCTTCGGCTGCAACAACAGGAAAACGCGGGTTTGCGGATTCAGATTGAAACTTTTACCGATTTCGTTCAAGCTTTCGGCTGGCAACAACGCGCAACCGGGGCCGAACAAAAAATGATTGCCGAAACAATCCGCAAGGCCGGGGAAAAGGAACTTAAACATTCCCGGCAATGAAAAAGGGAATGATTGAATGAGTTGGCTTGAAGAAACCGCCGTTCCGACAATCGACACGCAAGCCGTTTCCGGCAAGTCAATCGGGGCAATCGCTGATTTGATCGTTACCGATTCAATGAAGATGGATCGAAGCGGCGACAATCGAACGGCGAAAGAACAAACGCTTTATTTCCGATACTGGAATTATGTTGCGCTTTCGAGAATTGCAAAGTATTGTTCAAACTTTTTCCCGAATCTTTCATTTCAACCGAACGCGGCGAAGTCGATTGGGCGCGGCGGGAATCAACGATTTTATCAACGGCAATCGATGAATTGGCTGAAACGCAATTACAGTCAACGCGTCATTCAAGGCGCAATCGATGTTCAGGAATTGAAACCGATTCCCGAAGATCATCAAATGATTTCGTTGTTGTCTAACCCGAACGAATACGCGAATTATTCGATGTTGGCGCAAGAGTTCACATACAACAAACGAATGACGGGCCGGGCATATATTTGGGTCATTCCGAACCGGTTGCGAACCGAATTTTCCCCGCAAGGCTTACCGGCGGAACTTCATGTTGTTCCGACGGAATGGGTAACACCGCAATTTTCAAGCAATGGAACGCTGAAATACTACGTTGTTACTCCGGAAGGCGACACGCGGCGAATGATGAAGATTCCGCCGGAAGATATCATTAAACAAGTCAACGTTCATCCGGTCGATAAGTTGAACGGGCAAAGCGAAGTTCAGGCCGGGGCGCGTTGGATTGAAAACGCGGAAGATATCGAAAAAAGCCGACGGGCATCATTCATCAACGGGCGAAATCCGGATGTTATCGTTTCGCTGGATGAAGAAAAGTTCAAAGGCGCGGAAACGCATCTTTCAAAAGATGAATTGATTGAACGCATTAAAGGCCGTTTCAGGCAACGAACGCGCGGCATCGAACGGCATGGGGATCCATTGGTGCAACCGCCGGGCGTCACGATTTCGCCGTGGTCTTTGACTCCGCAAGAAATGGATTATCCGAGTTCGGCGAACGCGATGCGCGATAACATTCTTGCGCTTTATGGCGTTCATCATATCATCGCCGGTTTGTCAACGGATTATAATCGGGCAACATCCGAAGCGGCATGGGCCGTTTTTTGCGAGATCTCGGCAAACCCTGAATTGAACGAATGGGCAGAAGTTCTGCAAGAATTGGCAAACCGATGGGATCCGCGAATCGTTGTTTGGTTCGATGATTGTACGCCGGAAAATGCGGAACAGGCATTTCAGCGAATGCGGGCGGGCGTTGATACCGGGGCCGTTACGTTGGATGAATTCAGAATGTTCTTGAATCTTGAACCGATGAAATCCGAAGAATACGAAACTGGTTATATGGGAAGCGGGCGAATTCCCGTTTCAATGGCGGGCATCGTTGAACCGTTGGAAGATGAACCGGAAGATGATGAAGACGACGAACCGGATGAATCGGAAGATGATGAAGACGATGCCGACGATGAACCGGATGACGGCGATGATGCCGAAGATGAAACGGATGAAGATGATGAATGATTTGCCGTTTGGTTTGCTTGCGAGAAACCGCCGGGCGGAACAACGGGCAAACCGAACGAAGCAAATGCAACGTTGGCAATTGATTCATTCCCGGCAAGAGCGAATAACATTCAACGCAAACGTTCGATTCTTTCGGCAAGTTGAAAAGAATGTTGTTCGCCGGTTTGAAGATTCGCGCGGCAACGCATCAATCGAAGATTTGTTTCGTGGTGAATCGTGGCGCGATGAATTCAATTCTTTCATGCTTCCGTTATGGAATCAAACGATTTGGACGGGCGTCAAATTTGAAGCCGATTACATTGAAGCGGCGTTTGGCGATGGGGAAGATTCGGAACGTCAACGGCTGGATCCGGAAGCCGAACGCATTCTTTTGGAAGGGGATCCACCGCCCTCGATTTATGTTGAACCGGATGAAGTTACAAAGGCCCGGATCCGAACTTGGTTGCGGGGCCGGGCGGTTGGCGTTTGGAACCGGATAGGCGAAACAACAAAGGCCCGAATTCGGCGTTCGATCAACAAAGGCATTCGCGACGGTTTGAAGTTCAACGAAATGGCGGATTTGTTGCGGGCCGATCTTGCCGGTTACACGCGGGCGCAAGCGCGGCGGGTTGCCAGAACGGAAACAACCGGGGCAATCAATAACGGCCAATATCTTGAACGCAAAGAACTTGGTATTGAAAAAAAGATTTGGATCATGCGGCAAGATGTAAAGGTTCGGCAACCGCCAAAATCCGAATTCAACCATTGGAAGGCGCATCGGCAAGTTCAGTTTAATGATGAACCGTTTATTGTCTCGAATGAACCGTTGATGTTTCCGGGCGATTCACGCGGTTCGGCTGGCAACGTTATCAATTGCCGATGTTCCGGGTTGTCTCATTTCGACGATAAGCCGACACGGCGCAAGGCCCGGCCCGTTGCGCCGATCAATGCCGGAACTCCGCAAAGCCGTTTGATTCCGAAAGGCCCGGTTAATCGGAACGTTCCGATTGAGGATCGAATTAAAAATGAAGCGGCGTTGCGAGAATTGCGCGAACAGATTACCGCAAACTATAAATCGTTGAACGCCGAAGCGAACAAAGCGAAACGCAAGGCAATTGACGATTATTACGAAGCGAATAAAAAGGCCATTCGGCTGACAGTCGATAAGGCGGATCCGGAAGATATTCTTGCGGCGCGCAATGAACGGAATGCGGCGATTGATCGTTATGTTGAAATCAAAAAGCAAGCGGCGGCGGCTGACGAACTTTCATACCAACAATCGCAAAAAATGTTTTCCGAAATTGCCGTTCCGCAAAACCGGCGCGGTTCGCTGAATATCGATTTGACGAACATCAAAAACAAAACGACGGTTCGCAAGGCAAACGAATCGGTTGATTTTCTGGAAAAGATCGTTGACCGATCAAACTTGCCCGAAGATCATGTTATGAACTTCAAGCAATTGCGAAAGAATCAACGCGCATATGCGACGGGCCGAAAGCAAAGTTCGCGAGTTCATTTGACGATCCATGATGATCTTGGAACTTACGCGCATGAAATGGCGCATACGATTGAAATGCGTTCGCCGGGCGTTCTCGATTCATGCGAAGAATTTATTCGGTATCGAATCAAAAAGGCGGGAACGCAAAGCGAACGATTGAAAAAAGTTTTCCCGGAAAGCGGTTACAGTTATAAGGAAATCGGAAACAAAGACGGCTTTGAAACGTTGGTTCGCGAAATGGGGCGAAGCGATTCCCACGCGTACTATATTGGCAAAACATACGAAACCGGAATGCGGCTTGAAGCGACCGAAGTTTTATCAATGGGCGTTGAATTTCTTTATGCCGATCCGGTTACGTTCGCGAAAACAGATCCGGAATTCTTTGATTTCATCGTTGGAGTTTTGAGGGGCGTTTTATGATACGGCTGAAACGCGGGAAGGAAACGTTGGCAAGGTTGAACGCCGATTTGGTTTGGCTTTCGACGAATGAAACGCTTGCCGAACTTTTGAATGAAGCAACCGAACCATTGCTTCCGGTTCATCCGGCGGAAGGGGATCCGGGTTTGTTCATCGCGAATCAATTGGTTTCGCGGCTGGAAATCCCGGCAAAGGTAGCCGATTCGCGGAAAAAGATTATTTCAAGAATTTTTTGATTTTCTTGTGATATCACATTGACCGAACGCCGATAAGTGATATCATACAATTGTTGAAGGCAAGGCAACAACAAATCAAACTTTTTTGAAAGGCGCGGAACTATGATGACTCTCGAAACAAACGAAGCTTTGGAAATCTTGAATCCCTGTTGTGTTCTTACCGTTGATGCGGAAGTGAAACGGCTTCGCGGCGAAATGGAACTTGACGAACTTTTCGCCGATTGGTCGGATGAAAAGAAAAACAAATTCGCAACCGATTACGAAGAAAATTTGCGAATCAATGAAAAGCTTGAAAACGCCGGGGTTGAAATCAAAACCGAACGGCATCTTGCGAAGATGACGAACATCGAAACCGTTTGGGGCGGGCATCTGAAAAACGCAACATGCCATTACGTTCGCCGGGTTGTTGTTTCGGGCAATACTTTTCCGATCAAAGACGCAATCAAATCGCTTGGCTTTAAATGGGAACGGCATGAAAAACAATGGGTTCGCGTTGCAAAGCGGGGCGTTGGTCGCGAAGCGAATGAAGTTCGCGAAGCATTGGCAAAGCTGGTTTGATTCAACCGGGGCCGTCGAAAGGCGGCCCGTTTTTTTCTCTCATTCACTCGAAAGGCAAGGCAATGGAAATTTATGTTTCTCCGGATTATGTTCAAGAGTTGGGCGAAGATGGGCCGTTTACGGCAACGAAATTTCACGTTGAAGCCGTTTACTATGACGGGCGGCGATATCATCATTTCAAACTGTTTGATCGGCTGGAAGATGCCGAACGGCTGAAAGAACGAATTGAATTCGCGGGCAAGTTGATCAAACCGGAATCGTCGGATTATTGGATTCGCGGGTTTGATGTTTACGGTTCAACGGCGTTTGAAGCGAACAACGGCGAAGGGCAACTTGCGAAAGCCGATGTTGAAGCCGAATATGGGCCGGGAACGTATCAACCGAATCATCCGGGTTATATTGGCCCGGCATGATTTGAGGCCGATACGGGCGAAACTGGCGCTTCTCACGAAGCGCCTTTTTTTATGCGCGGGCGTTTCGGGTTGCGAAAAATTGCGGAAGCGGCTTACATTGTTTTCAGTTCGGCAAAAAAACCGTTTCAACTTTTTCAATTCTGAAAGGCGTTTACGATGTCACGAATCAACAAAGTCGCGTTCAAAGTGAAAGGCGGCCCGACAAAGATCAAAAACTTTGACGGCATTAGCTCGAAATATGACGGCGAAAAACTTTCGGCTGCAAACAAAAAAGAAATTCGATCAATCGCGGCTGACCAATACGGCTGCAAAGAATCCGATATTATCTTTTCAGACGAATACACCGTTCCGGAAAAGCAATCCGAAAAAGAAACCGAAACCAAAACCGAAACCGACAAGAGCAAAACGGGCGATAATACCGGCGGCAATTCCGGGAAGTGATCAATCCCAACTGAAAACATTCAACCGAATCAAAACTTCGCCAAGCGGCAAAAGGGTTCAAAAATGGTAAAACGAAATTTCGATGAACAGTATGAATCGAATGAACCGTTAATCGGTCAAGCGGCGCTTGCCGATATTGCGGAAAAACAACCGGGAATCATAACACCGCGCGGCGAAGTTTGTTCGGTCGAACAAAAAGCAACCATTCAGGAAAAAAGCGAAGCGGAAGGATCTGCAACGTTTGTCGTTGTCACTCGCGGCAAAGAGGAAAACCGACACGGCAACAAAGTTCAAATCAAAGAAAACAAATACGGCGGGGGTTTGCTTGTCGATCAATACGCAATGAATCCCGTTGTTCTTTTTGAGCATGGACACGTTACGCCGATCCCGATGGGCATGGCGCAAAAAGATAAGGGTTCGCCGGTTGAACTCCGGATGAATTCGACGAAAGCGATTTCAAAAGTTTATTTCAATCAGGGGATTCAAATTGTTGAAGACGTTGCGAACTTGGTATTCGGCAACGCGATTCGCATGGCTTCAATCGGGTTCAACGTTCGCAAGGTTATGAAGC